ACGCGTCTGGGCCACTCGTTTCTTCGAAAACAGCGTCCCTGATGCGTTCGATGCCCACTTTTTCAACGGCCTGCTAAGGGATCAGCCTCGGCCGGCGTGGTATCTGCCAGGACGTCCACGCCGGCCTTCAGCTCGTCGAACAACTGGTTGAACTCGGTGGGCGGCACACCTGCCGCCCGTAGGGCCTTGCGGATCTGCTGCTGTTGCTCGTGCAGCGGTGTTCCGGTCGGCCAGCGGTTGTGATTCACGATCTGAGAGAACGTCGCGGGCGACCAGGTGGCTCCGCCCTGCGACCTGATCAGCATTCCCAGCTTGTTGTAGGAAATCCGGTTATCAGCCAGGACCAGCTTGAGTTTCAGCGACATGGCGCGATGCCTCCTATGCAATGCGCAGCGTTGAGGCGCCCACGTCGGGCCGCCTGGGTTGTCGGAATTGCTCGATCAGGGCGTCGACCTGGTCCTCGCGCACGCCCTCCGCATACGAGCGGCGGAACCAGGCGTTCTCCTCCGGGGTCAGACTGCGGCGCAACGCATCGACCAGTCGCAGCATGGCGGCATCGGCCGACAACGTTGGGATGACCGCGGCCACGTGCGCGGGCGTATCGATCTCCTCGCCAACCTTCGGCAGGTAGGCCGGCAGCGCAACATCCTCCAGGTGGGAATGCGCGTTCAACTGGCCGTTGAACGGGACGGCCTTGCGTGACCGCGCCTTCTTGACCTCCTCGACGCTCAGGCCGGGATAGGCGGTCTGATCCAGCACCCGGGCGGCTCGCTCGATGTCGGTCTGCGGCGCGGCCTTGTATTCCTCGCCGATGACGGCGGCCGACAGGCGCTGCTCGTACCGATCAACGTTGCGCTCGGGCTCGACGCGATAGACCAGCATCTCGCCGTCGTATCGCGGCACTTTCACCTGGATCGCATCGTCGCCGTAGGCCAGCGCCTGCACCAGCACCGTGTCGCCGCGGTTGACTCCGGCCAGGCCGCGCAGCGGATAGCTGTTCGCGCCCCCTGCGTTCGGGTGCTTGAACGTGATCGTCAGGTCGGGCCGCACCTTGCGCTCCTCCGGCCGGCTGGCCATCAACGCCCGGCAGATGTCGACGGGCCAGAGAATGCGCAGTTGATCGGCGGTGATGGTCTGCCACAGGTCCAGGCGGGCGCCGACCACCCGGCCATTGCGCCGCAAGCGCGTGTCCTGCTCCGGAATCAGGTTGGCGTTGTACGCATTGGTCCAGGCACTGGCGGCGCGATTGAGCGCAACGACGTCATGCACGGGCTCAAACCTCAGGCGGCTTTCGAATTGGGTCTCGACCAGGTTGTTGCCGTTCTCGACGCCCCCCTTGACGCGCGCGTGGCCGGCCTCGTGGGTCTCGTACCGGACATCCAGCGCCTCCAGCAGGTTCAGGATCGGGCCTGCGCGGTTGGCCGAGCCCTTGTCCCACAGCACCAGGTGCGGCACGCCGTGGAACAGCCGCCCGTCCTGCTGGCCCCAGGCGAACATGAGGAAGTCGAACAGGCCGTGCATGTCCTCGCCCGCGGCTTCGGTGTACCAGGGGATGACGACACCGCTCGCGCGGTCGTAGAGCACGTAACGAAAGACCTTGAACTTGACCTTGGCGTAGTTCTCCAGCTTGTTCTTGTAGAACTCGGAGTCGCGCATGATGTACTGCTTGCCCCGCAGGTAGTAGACGAGGCACAGCGACGGGTCGATTTCGTGAACATGGTTCGGGTGCAGCGCGCGTAGCCGCTGCACCGTGCTGCCGCTGCGCTGGGCGGCGACGTTCAGGCGCCGGGCGCGCATCAACCGGTTGAGTTGGCTGTTGCTCACGCCGAAGTCGACGCCGTTGTTGACCAGGATGCTGCGCGACACGGGCGTGAACATCGTCTGCTTACCGTTGTCCCGCACGGATTCGCGCTGCGCCGCGCCCAGGGCCTGCAGGGCTTCTGTGGCGACAGAGGTTGAGCCCTTGTCGATGCGAGCCTTGCGACCCGACGTCCAGCCGCAGTTCGTCTGCAACTGCCGGTACACGGTCTGCGGTGAGCAGCCCAGGAACGTAGCGGCACGTTCGATCAACGCCCGGCGGCCGTCTCGGGCGCCCAGGTTATCCAGCTGGGTGGCCACGTCGCGCAGGTAGGTCAGCGAGTCGTGTGCGATCGCCATGACGCTATGCCTCCATGTCGTCATCGCTGCCCCCCTCGTCGGAGTCGGCGAGCCGATGCGACCGGAACTGGTCGATCTCTTGGCCGAACCGGTTGTGCAGATCGGCCTGGACCGCCGCCACGACCTGCGCGCTGCGATCGACGGCGTCCACTAACTGCATCAGCACCGTGAGTACCGGCACCGGCAGGTCAACCTGCATTTCCGGGTCGTAACCGTCGCGGCTGGTCACCTGCTCGGTCCACCATGCATCCAGGGCCGTGGCGGCCTCCAGATGGCGGCCCAGCGCCTCGTCAATCACGGCCTGGCGCTTGCCGATCTCCTCCTTGAACTCGGCGACCTTGTCCTCCCAGGAGGCGGTGCCCAGTTGTAGTTTCTCCAGCTTGACCTGCAGGCGCTGTTTCTCCTTCGCTGCGTCGGCGGACAGCTTCTCCAGCGCACGCTGTTCGGCCTTGGCGTCCTCGAGTTCCTTGCCATGGGCTTCCCGCTCCTTGCCATGGCGGACCGCCAGTTCCTGCATGAGGTCCACGACCTCATCCCGGGTCGTGGCTTCTTCGACCGCGCGGCGAATCAACTCCTGGTCAGGTGCCGGCAGCGCCTTGATCGCGTTGTAGTCGCGCTGATGCAGGCCGATGCGTTCAGCTTGCTCGAAGGCGTCCTGACCCAGGGCAGCGCGATTGGACGCGATGGCCTGCAGGCGCTTGTAGCTCTTGCCGAGCTTGATCTCGCAGAACTCGTCAAGGCTCGAAAAATTCTCACCGGTAAGACTTTTTGGATTTCGGATCAACCTCCAACCCTTTGATTTCTTTACGTTTTCGTATACGGCGAGGATTGCAGAGTTGCTTACCGTAAGAACAAAATCGAGCGCTTCGATCCGGCCGAGATCCACCCCGGCCGCGAGGACCTCGTCCATTTCGTCCTGCCGCTGCGCTTCGGCGACCGTGCGGACGGCGATGACGTCTTCGACGTATGCCTGGGTGTTCACCTCGGGCAATGGCGCCGTGACGGCGACTTCGGTTTTCTTTCTGGCCACGGTATGTGCTCCTTACGGCAGGCGGGTATATCGTTGGCGGCGCTCGTCCAGGGCGGTTTGTGCCCGGCCCATAGCGGCGTCGAACGCGTGGGCGACCTGGACCAGCTTCGGTCCGAGGAGCCACACATCGGATTGGGTCGGGTCGCGTTCGGCCAGGCCGGCGGCGCGTAGGTTCTCCAGCGCGCGCAGCGCCGTGGGGGCCGGGATGTCGACGGCGGCGGCGACGTCCTTGAGCCGCAACCCTTGGAAATCGCGGTTGGCCAGGGCAAGCATGACTTTCAGCGTGCGCTGGACCTGGTCGCTGACGTAGCGGTCATCGCTCATTTCGACAGTCCCCCGTGTGATACCGTCCAGTCGATCTGCAAGCCCTTACGAACGGCCGCCTGCAGGCAATCGGCCAACGGCCCGGCCGGAATGACGATGGCGCCGTAGCTGGTATGGATCTCGAAGCCGCGCTCCATATCCGGGACCTGCTTCGCCAGTGCATAGAGAATGTCGTCACGGGTCATGACTGGACTCCTAGATCAAGTTGAGGGGTCTCGTGCTGCTGCACGTTGTGGCGATGCCATGCCAGACCTTCCAGGCCTAGCTGAATTGCCGAGATGGTTGAATCCTGGTCCGCGCGGCCCGCGTAGAACTGCAGGAGCGCGCCAACCGCCCCATGCAATTGCTCTTGCAGTGCCTGCATGTCAGCCGCGGTTGCATCGCGGCCGACCGGGAGGTCGATCACGAGTTTTCCGC